CTAATGCATCACTGCATTGCTGAGACAATCAGGACATGGCCTGGTTCTCCTGCTAGACCAGCTGAAGAACAAGAACATATGTGGCTTTTAAGAGATCAATTTCAAAGAATGATGTTGGATTATTCTTTTCAGAATAGCTAATAAATACTTATAGGTGACCATATAAGTATGGCTGATTTGACCATAGAGAAGGTAAATGAAGTTTATCTTAGAATCTCTACGGAACCACATATTGAATACGAACTTAGAGATAGATTTACCTTTGAAGTTCCCAACGTAAAGTTCATGCCTCAGTATAGACGGAGGCATTGGAACGGAGAAATTCATTTGTTCGATACCAGAACAAAGAGAATCTATGTGGGACTTCTTGATAAAGTTATTGCATTCTGTGAAAAGTCTGAATATAGTTTTGAATTTGTAAATAATAAATTCTACGGACTTCCCTTTGAGGTCAATGAAATGATCTGCAAAGAAGGTGTCAAAGATTTTATGGCATCTATTGCATCATTGAAACCAAGAGACTATCAAATAGACGCTGTTCATGATGCTCTGAGATATAATCGGAAGTTATTGATTAGCCCAACTGCATCAGGTAAGTCATTTATGATTTACTCTGTAGTAAGATTTCATGTTGGTTTGAAGAGAAAGGTTCTACTCGTGGTCCCCACCACATCACTAGTGGAACAGATGTTTAAAGATTTCCAGGACTATGGGTGGGATGCTGAAAATCACTGTCACAGAATCTATGCAGGTCGTGAGAGGGTCAACACCAATGAAGTAACCATAACTACCTGGCAGTCAGTTTATCAACTGGATAGATCATTCTTTGAGGAGTACGATGTTATTATTGGTGACGAAGCTCATCTGTTTAAGAGTAAGTCACTTATAGGGATTATGGACAAGTGCCACCATGCTAAGTATAGATATGGGTTTACTGGTACTTTAGACGGGACACAGACCCATAAGTGGGTCTTAGAGGGACTGTTTGGTCCGTCATACAAAGTAACAGGAACTAAGAAGCTAATTGATGAAGGTCATCTAGCTAAACTTGATATTCAGTGTCTTGTTTTACAACACCGTCCTCAAAAGTTTGATACATATGAGGATGAAATCAAGTATCTCATATCTCATGAGAACAGAAACAAATTCATATCAAATCTGTCAGTTGATTTGAAGGGTAACACCTTGGTTCTTTATACAAGAGTTGAGACACATGGTGCCATACTCTATGACCTAATAAATAACAAGGTATCAGCCGGTAGAAAGGTCTTCTTCATCCATGGTGGTGTGGATGCAGAATCCAGAGAACAAGTTAGAAAGATTACAGAGGAAGAGAAAGACGCTATCATCGTTGCCTCCTTCGGAACTTTCAGTACAGGGATTAACATCAAAAACCTTCACAACGTAATATTTGCCTCTCCATCAAAGTCTCGTATTCGGAACTTACAGTCTATTGGTAGAGTCCTAAGAAAAGGCAAAGATAAAGTGAAAGCTAAACTCTATGATATTGCAGATGATGCAACTATGGGGTCAAGGAAGAACTATACTTTGAATCATTTTATTGAAAGAGTGAAAATATATGTTCAAGAACAATTCAATTATGAAATTATATCAATTAATTTAAAAGATTAGAAAAGGAGAGTGTCTATGGACATGGAGATACAAGATGATTTTTATGCTACAATCAAACTAAGATCTGGTGACGAAATATTTACTAAAGTAGCTGCTATGGAAGAAGATGATAGGACACTGTTACTTCTTTCCAATCCTATTGTTGTTGAAGAAATTACCCATAGGGGTAAGTTTCAAGGTTACAAAATGGAACCTTGGTTGAAAACCGCTAGTGATGATATGTTCATTATAAATATGGATCAGGTCATTACTATGTCTGAATCAGATAGTATTGAGATGATTGTATATTATCAAGAATATGTTCGTAAACTTAATAAAACGAATAATATAAAACTAGATAGAAAGATGGGATTTTTGTCTACAGTACATGAAGCTAAAGAGGTTCTAGAGAAACTCTATAATAAAAGCTAAGGTTCCCTTTCATCCTGGACAAACCTATTCTATTGTTAATTCAAGGTATTGTCAACTACTTATGAAAGTGATATAATAATATGAGTAATAATTATAGTTTATGGCTGTCAATCACAATTATGGAACTATGGCAAGACCTAAGAAATCTGAACACTATGTAAATAACAAAGAGTTTCTCAATGCACTGGAGAACTACTTTGCAGAGGTTGAACGAGCTAAACTCAATGACAAACCCAAACCTAGGATTCCTAGGTATATTGGTGAGTGTTTCTTGAAAATTGCTAATCATCTATCATATAAACCAAACTTCGTGAACTATATGTTCAAGGATGATATGATTTGTGATGGTATCGAAAACTGTGTAAGATACGTTCATAACTTTAATCCTGAGAAATCCAAGAACCCATTTGCTTATTTTACTCAAATCATCTATTATGCATTTCTGAGAAGGATTCAACAAGAGAAGAAACAACTGGAGATTAAGAACAAGATTTTAGAGAAGACTAACTTCGATGAGGTCTTTGATGCCAACGAGCTTGACAGCGGCAACTATTCCGACTACAATTCCATCAAGGACGCAGTCCACATTAAACTTCGTAATCAATGACAAAAGTAGCAGTAATCACTGATACCCATTACGGTGCAAGAAAGGGTTCTAAACTCTTTCATGATTACTTTGAAAAATTCTATCGTGATGTATTCTTCCCTACCCTAAAGAAAGAGGGTATTGACACCGTTCTCCACCTTGGGGATGCTTTTGATAGTCGTAGGGGAATCGAGTTTCAAACCCTCCAGTGGGCAAAAAGGGTAGTATTTGACCCTCTCAAAGATATGGGAGCAAAGATGCACCTGATTGTGGGAAATCATGATGCTTACTACAAGAATAGTAATAAAATCAATTCTATTGAACTTCTTCTCACTGAGTATGACAATATAATAAAATACTCTAAAGCTACTGAAGTCAATATTGATGGATTAGATGTTCTGTTCATACCCTGGATTTGTGAGGAAAATGAAAAAGAAACTTATAACCTTATTAAAAAGACAAATTGCTCGTTCGCGATGGGGCACCTTGAGCTCAACGGATTTAGAGTTAATCGACAGATCGTCATGGACCATGGTAATGAGAGCGAGTTATATTCAAAGTTCTCCAAGGTCTTCACGGGGCACTACCATACTCGATCAGATGACGGAACAGTCTACTACGTTGGGAATCCTTACGAGATGTTCTGGACGGATGTCGGAGATGATCGTGGATTTACGATACTGGATGTGGAAACTCTTGAACACACGTATGTAAATAATCCATATCAGTTATTTCATAACATTTATTATGATGATACCAACTATCAGATGTTTGATACAACTCCATATACAAATAAGATTGTAAAGGTGATTGTCAAACAGAAGACTGATGTTAAACAGTTTGAAAAATTTATTGATAAACTGTATACCTCTGGTGTAGCAGACCTAAAGATCGTTGAGAACTTTGAGTTTGGTGGGTGGTATAATGATAAAGATAATGTTGAAGGAATTGATACAGAAGATACTCTCTCTATTCTTAATAGATATATTGAGGAGTCTGAGTCAAGTCTCGATAAATCTAAAATTCAAAAAGTAATTAGGGACGTGTATCAGGAAGCATGTGAACTGGTGTGATGTTTATTCTTACGGTAGCAGGTCATGAAAAAGATGGAGCATATTCTGTAGTTGATGATGATGGAGAACAAGTACTCTACATCTTTCAAGAAGAAGATGATGCTACCAGATATTCCCTGCAACTAAAAGAGCTTGACTATCCTAAGATGCATGTGTTAGAAATAGAAGACGAGATAATGGTTAAAACCTGTGAACTGCATGATCACAGATATACGATTATAACACCCAATGACATTGTAATTCCTCCTGACAACGCGCGTGATTACCTTTAAAACTATCTCCTGGAAGAATTTTCTGAGTACAGGAAATCAACCCACAACATTAAATCTGAATACTCACAATACCACTTTGGTCATTGGTTCTAATGGAGCTGGTAAGTCTACTGTTCTGGATGCTCTAACCTTTGTCTTATATGGTAAGGCATTTCGTAAAATCAATAAGGCACAACTTATCAATACCACCAATGAGAAGGATGGGATGGTAGAGGTTGAATTTACAGTAAGGAATAGACAGTATAAAGTAGTTCGTGGATTGAAACCAAATAAGTTTGAGATCTGGGTTGA